GACACCAAGAACATTCCGTTGGTGGCTTTCATCAGCAACGTATCGGCATAAGGAGCAACCTATGGCAAAGATTGGTGATTTGTTTATGAAGGACGGGGTCGCCTATAAGGTGACCGCTGTCCCTACCGAAGAGGGCGGAACATACTCTGTGATTGCTATGCACACGAAGTCCACTCCTCTGGTAAAAACAATCACTTCGAGCCAGTCTACAACCGACCTCGTTCCCAGTGGTGATGTTATCACTGGGATTGCCGAGGATGCCCTTGGTTCTCCCGTAGGCCACAATAGTGCGATTGCACAGACTGTGGCAGACGGGAAAGTAAGGGTAATCTTTGAAGGCAATGGTGGTACTGAGACTGCTTCACAAGTGATTGATAAGGGTGCCAAAGTGACTGTTCCTTCCAATCCTACTCGTACTGGGTATACCTTCGCTGGGTGGTACCAAGACGCAGAGGGCACTGGGAGTGCATTTAACTTGGCTACCAAGACGTTTGCAGTAGACACGTACTGTTATGCCAAGTGGACAATCAATACCTACACTGTCACGTATAACAGCAACGGAGGCTCTCCGGTTACTTCAGAGACAGTGGATTATGGTGAAGCATTTACTGAACCAGAGGACGACCCCACATTTGAAGGTAACGTGTTTGGTGGATGGTACACCGATAATGAGACGTTCGAGAATCTTTATGATTTCGCTACGCTGGCTACCGAGGACATTACACTCTACGCCAAGTGGACACCTGCTGAGTAAGGAGTAGATTATGGCACAGATTTCTAAAGGGGTAAGATTGGGTTATGGGCAGATGAGCGGTGCAAACCGCCCAACTACTCGTACGTATCTACCAGACCTTACAGGAATCCCGGCCCTTGGTTCAGCACCGAGTACACATGATGTGACTACGCTCGACGATACCATGCACGTCTATATCAAAGGATTGACTGATGTGGGAGGCTCCATGGAGTTTCCCGCATTGTTCACACCTGCCATTATTGATGCGATTGACACAGCTCTCGGGCTTGCTAATCCGTTGGAGTGGTGTGTGGAGTTCCCCTATCCTCTTGGTAAACGTGCGTACTTCATCGGTGAAGCAAGCAAGGTGTATAATGAATCGGTAGATGTTGACGCTCCTCTCACGGGAACGGTAACGATTGTACCAAAGACAGAGATTCAATGGGAGACAGCGGAGTTTGTTCTTACCTTCAATACGAATGGTGGAACAACTATTGCGTCTCAAACAATTAAATATGGTGCAAAACCGTCTGTTCCAGCAAACCCGACCAAGGCAGATGTTGATTTCGATGGATGGTACGGCGATGTAGCACTCACTGAAGCTATTGACCTCAGCAAGTTGGTGATGACCGGAGCCAAGACTGTATACGCCAAGTGGGTATAAGGGGTAAATGATGGATGAATTGCTCGCACGAGTCAAGGTACGATTGAGATTCACTGGTGAGGTGGAAGATTCCATGCTCACTGAATTGCTGACTTCCGCACTTGATGTAATCAACGACATCCGTCAATACACTCCTACTGATGGGGCTATTGTAGAACCACAGTACGAAAGTCTTGCTGTGGAGATGGCGGTGGCCTTGTATAGTAAGTTGGGGGCAGAGGGGGAAGTGTCGCACAGCGAGAATGGTGTGAGCCGTTCATATGACTCGTCTTGGTTCCCTGCTTCCTTGATTTCAAGAGTCATGCCAAAACCGAGGATGTAATATGAGGATGCAGGAAAGCAACAAGCGAAAAATTCTCTATTGCAAACAGCGTATTCATGACAATGGTGCAACATATTACGACCCTCCTGTAAGGTTGGATGTAAATGTTGTGCCAGTCAGTTCCTTGTGGAACAGCTCTCTCATGGGAGTTACACAACAAGGTAAATACATATTTTCGGTAGATGCTTCCTTGTATGCCAATCTGTTCTCCATTGGTGATAGATTTTACGTTGATAATCAGACCGAGGTTACTGAATACTTCCCTTATGGAATAGAACCGTGGGGGTTTTATGCAGTACCCGAGGAAGAGGTGATTGAGTTTGATGGAAGTGCGGACAATGCCGACTATGTGTTGGAGGCGATTACAAAGACACCAAACGTGATTACCGTGACGCTCACTCGATTGGCGGTGTAATATGATTCGTGAGGTGGAGCTTGGAACAAAAGGTATCCGCTCGCTGAAACGAGACTTGGAAAGAATCAATTCTAAATGGAATGCGATAGTCGCCAAGGCTGAACACAGGTTGGGCGAATATGGTGCGGGGGAGCTCTTTGAGGTTATACCACATCATGAGATAGACGGAAACCTTCCTCCTTCGGTGTCGATGACACGGGTGGTGGGAGGAATATCGGTAAACATGGTTGGGCCAGATTCGGCATACTTCGAGTTTGGTACAGGATTGACAGGGAAAGGAAAGTATCCCGATTCAGAGATACCTCCAAGAGTAGGATGGGAATATGACGTGAACAACCACGGAACTAAAGGTTGGTGGTATAGGCACAAACTGACGAAAAAATCTACCCACTCTGTTGGTATGGAGCCCCAACACCCTGTATTGACAGCATCCATAGAAACTGGTAAAATGGTACAGAAGATAGTAGGAGAAGTGCTGGATGAAGAGCTTAACTGACGAGATTATCACACTGTTGCAAGAACAGTCTTATCCCGTTACCGTGAAACGCATCCAAGAGGGGTACTCCAATCTGAAGCCAGTATATCCAATCGTTGTGATTCAGGAGATTGATAATAGGACACAGATGGCGATTCTTGGAAAAGAATACCATTCACGACTTGAATATCAGATAGACATTTATGCTAAAGACATGGTGATATCTGGAGAACCCACACTTGCCAAGACCATCGTTGATTGGATAGGTAATGTAGTGGATACCGCACTGCAAACACAGTACGGATTCACCCGAACAGTGCGTACCCGTATACCAGAGGGTGAGGACAAGACTGTTTCAAGGCTCACGCTGAGGTACAGTACCTTGTTAGACATTCAAAACGACATAACGTATCGTTAAGGAGAGCAATTATGGCACAGATTTCTTTAGGTATTAAACTTGGATATGCAAACGCAGTCACCCCTCGGGTCGTTACCCCGTCCTATACCTACGTCCCCGATGTAACTGGTATTCCGTCTCTTGGCTCGGCACCGTCGACCCATGACGTAACTGACCTTGAGAACACTTCCAAGGTATACATCAAGGGTTTGACTGACGTTGGCGGCAACCTTGACTTCCCGTGCAACTTCACACCGGAGGTTATCAACGCGATTGATGACGCAATCGCCGCACAAGAACTTGCACCGCAGGAATGGTGTGTCGAGTTCCCCGCACCTCTCTCTAAGAGGGCGTACTTCAATGGTGAAGTTTCTCCCGTATTCAACGAGTCGGTTGACGTTGATGCTCCCATCACCGGAACCATCAGCATCGTACCAAACAGTGAGATTAAGTGGGAAGATATTACGTAAGTAATGTCTTGTAACATAAGAGATTATAGGAGTTAGTATGGAAAAGAGACTTGAAGTTGGGGACAAAACGTATGTGTTTGAGTACACTCGTGCGAGTATTTGCAAAGCTGAAGAAGTTTTTGGTGTATCGTTCTTGAAGGCCGGAGAATGGAAAACATTCGAGGAGCTTAACCGGTTCACAGAGGCGCTCATGTATGCTGGTCTGTTGAAGCACAACAAAGACCTTAAAGCAGAGAAAATGAGTGAAATTCACGAAATTCTCACCGGTGAGGACGGTTACGACGAGGAAAGCCTCTTGCAAGGACTCTTTCAGATGCTCGGTGACGCCATAAACCCCACTGGGGGCAGTCGGAAGAAGTTTCTGAAGGCGTAGAACCTTCCTCTGGTGAAGAACCACCGGAGTTCCGTACTGCCGTAGAGTTGTTTGAAAGGAAGCTGTATCCCGAGGCGTTGTCCATCGGGATGCCTTCCGAAGAATTCTGGGAGGGAGAACCTCGACACTTGCTCTCATATATTGAAGCGTATCGTCTGAGGTTGGAAAGGGAGGAGAAGTTCAAGTCCCAATTCACCGACTACCAAGCATGGCTTACTGGTGCTTATTGTGAGAACGCTTTCTCGGTTGTTTTATCAAATGCATTTGGTAAGAAAGGTGGAGTTAAGGCAAAGTATCCGAAGGAGCCTATCAGCTTTGGTAAGAACAGAGCCGAGAAGGAGGCTGATGATGAACAGAAATTATTGGCCTTATATGCAGGGTTCCAAAGTTATGCCAATGCTCTCAATAACCGAAAATTTGGAGGCAGACGATAGTTCTTATCGTCTGTCTTTTGTATTATAAGGAGTCATTCTGTGGACATAAGTCAAGTATCATTCAAAATATCGGGTAGTGCGGGTAACGCATCTAAGTCGCTCGGCACACTCATTACACGACTCGGACAACTGGACACAGCGTTTGTAAAGGCAGTTGGTAGTGGTAACGCCACGATAACCATGCTCAACGGTATCACTGGCGCTCTCGGCGCAAGTGCGTCGCAAGCCGTTGCATCAAATGAAGCAATTAGTGGATTGTCGGCTAGTATAATGTCTCTCAGCAACGCATCAAAGAGTGTAAAACTTCCTACTGCTCAACTGTCTCAGCACACGGCAATTACCAAATCGGCTACCCTCGCAACGAAGCAACAAGATACTGAAACCAAGAAGTTGAGCAAGAGTCTTATTGCAATGGGAACGAGTTCCAACCATGCAATGGGAAGATTGGGTAGGCTTGTTCGTACTCTTTCACAACTCGCATTTGTTACGATTCTTACAAGGCAGGCCTTCTCCGTAATAACAACAGGCTTCAGGGCGGCTATTGATTATACCGAGAACCTCAACTTGTTTATGGTTGCTCTCGGTGAGAACACTACTCGTGCTACAACGTTTATCAAGGAGATGAGTGAATCGTTCTATCTCGACGAAGCTCAGCTCACTAGGACACAGGGTCTTTTCTACCAAATCTCTGAATCACTTGGACTTGCGAGTGAGAAAGCATATACTCTTTCGACAAACTTCACCAAGTTGGCATATGACTTGGCATCGTTCTATAACATCAGTGTCAGCGACGCTGTTACGAAGCTCCAAGCTGGTCTTGTCGGTGAAACAGAACCTTTGAGACGTATTGGTATTATCATCACCGAGAATAACTTAGCCGAGACCGCCAGAAACCTTGGTATCCGTAAGTCCATTCGTAACATGACCGAACAGGAAAAAATTCAGCTTCGGTATGTCACCGCATTACAACAGACACAGAACGCACAGACAGACCTTGCTCGTACGATGACTCAACCCGAGAACCTCCTCCGTATTTTTAATGAACAGTGGCAGGTGCTCATCCGTAACCTCGGTAGCTCGTTCATTCCGATGCTTCAACAGGTAATGCCTCACATCATCGGCGTCACGAAAGCACTGGCAGACATGTTGGAACAGTTTGCCAAGATGCGTGGTTACATCGCCCCTATGGTGCGTGATGACCTCGGTGGGTACTCCAAGGTGGTTGCTGATGAAGCTGAGGAACAAGCAAAGAGTACAAGCAAGACAGCAAAAGAGCTCGCAAAAATTCTCAAGTACACTAGAGACCTTTCCAGTGCTACCACTGGTATTGACGAACTCAATATCCTTGGTGAACAGGGCGGTACGGCATTTGATATCGGTAATTTGTTTGAAACAGAGGACACCACAAAAGCGTCTATTGACATAGAGCTCCCAGACTACGACAATGCGATGGAGAAAGCCAAGGGTACGTTCGATGAATTTGTTAAAATGTATGACAAGAAGATTAGAGAACTATGGGGCAACTTTAAAGAAACGTTTGCCACATCGTTTGACGCAGTCGAGCAATTAAAAGAAAGTATTAAAGGCATCAACTTCTCGGACATAGATATCTCGGTATGGGATATCCTCAACGACATTGTGACGGGTGTACTCAACGGAATAACAGACATTATTGAGTTTGGAAAGCTTCTATATACAGATGTGTTCAAACCAATCATGGACTTAGTCGCTCCAAAATGGATGGAATCATTGGAAAACGGTTCGTTCGCAGAAGCGGTGGAAACAATCTTCCTTATGTTTGTAGGATACAAAGCTCTAACTACACTGACGGGAATTGCGTTGCAATTCGGGAACATCTATAGACAAATAAGTCTTATCTCAGCAGTTGTGGCGACATCGTCTGTTATTAAATGGGTCATCGACTTGAAAGCCTCCACTGATGCTCTTGAGAAGAGAGACCTGTATAACGAGCTCATTGGAGCAATTATTAATGGTTTTGCAGCAGCTGGATTAACCGGACGGCTTGACCTTGGACTCATAGCATTTGGTGTTACGTTGTTCTTAGCTCCATTCAAGAACATAACAGATAAGATATCTCAATGGTTGTCTCCTTTTAGACAGGGTGTCATGAATTGGGCAGAGTCCAATCCTACCATAGCAAAAGCAATCGGTTTCGATAAAATAGGCCAAGAAGCTACCACCGTTGACGAATACAAGAGGCTGAGCGGAAGGGGTGGACGAGTGGAAGAGTCGTCCCTTGAAGAGGACCAGTCACTATTGCTCAATAGAATCAACGACCTCTTAGCAATGACGATTGACCCTGTGAAGAAGTCACTCTTCCGTAGAATCCTCGCATTTGCTTCTGTTCCAATCAATGCTCAACGCATGATGAGCGAAATGGAAGGCACAAGCATGTCGGCAGATGACATCAAATATGCCTACTCCAAACTCTATGGTGGACAAACCACTAGTGCCAATAGTTCCGCCATATACAGCACTCCAATGTTTGCAAAAGGTGGTAAACCGACCAAAGGTGACCTCTTCATAGCAGGAGAAAAAGGCCCAGAGCTCGTAACCGAACACAACGGTCAGACTGTAGTCATGAACGAGAAGCAACTTGCAGAAAGAGGTGTATCGTTCTATGCCAATGGAGTAAATGTACCCGAGCAAACGGGGGGTAAAGGTAAAAATACCGATGAAAGTCGCACTTTTAAATGGTGGAAGGGACTTCAAAAAACAATGGGTTTGATTGCAGATAAAGTCAAAGACATATACAAAGAATTCAAAGAGACTCTTGTTGGAAAGGAAATTGCAAGTATCGTGAAAGGAGTGGAGTCGATAGTAGAGAAAGCCAAAAACACATATAATGAATTCAAAAAGACTTTCGTTGGAAAAGCGATTACAGCTACCGTAAAAAGACTGGCAACGACTACGACCGCCCTCTATGGTGTATACAAGACTGACCCAGTAACTTTCTCCGAGCGTTCGTTGGCCGGAGGGCCGACTGAGGATCAGAAGTCCATGGCGCTGGGAGCAATGGCTCAAATTCCATATCTCGGACAAGTCATCGGTGTGTTGGATGCGATTAAGAGTGGTGCGGTGCTCGACTTCTTCACCAATCTTCCCAACTTCATCGAAGCTGGTATGAGTGGATTCCAAGACTTGTTGGACGGGGTCGTCGAGGCTCTCCCTGCAATACTTGAGCAGATTCCTGTCATCATCACGAAGATTGCCGAAATGTTCTCAAACAAAGACACTATCAACAAAATGATTCAGAGCGCCATTCAGATAGTGGTGGCCATTGTACAAGCTCTGCCCACAATTATACAAGCGTTGGTGGCCGCCATACCGAATATAATCACGACTCTCGTGAGTGCAATTATAGAGAATATTCCCATGTTCTTAAAACTCGGCATAGTTATTGGTTTGGCAATTATTGACGGTTTGGTAAACATCATCATAAGCGGTATCAACTGGCTCATAGACCAACTGAACAAGATTCCATTCGTGAACATCGGTCATGTTCCTCTTTTGAATCTATCGGGACAATTTGCACAAGTGGCATTCGCAGAGGGAGGTTTCCCGATGCAAGGACAGATGTTCATTGCTCGTGAAGCTGGTGCCGAGCTTGTCGGTAACATTGGAGGGAGAACCGCTGTCATGAACAATGACCAGATTGTAGAGTCGGTAAGTCGAGGGGTGTATGAAGCAATGATACGTGCTCAACAGTCAGACAGAGGTACAGTTGTGGTCAACCTCGATGGACGAAAGATATCAAATAACCAGAGACGAGTGTCCCGCACGATGGGGCTCGACTTTGGACTTGGAGGATTCTAATGGCATCGATGTACACATTGTATATGTCTGAAGCGGATGCGCAAGCCGGAACGAATGGATTTGAATTGCCTACTCCGTCCTACGGAAGTGGACAACAGACATCCAGCACACTGGTGAAGAGTGGACGTTCGGCAAACGGGCGAGTAAAGACCAAGCGAGTAATGGACAGGAACCTCGTAAAACTCACGCTCAACTGGGCCTATTTGACAGCAAACCAATGGCGAGATATACTATCAACAATAGAGGATTCTACGTCTACGTTCGGTGCGGGCGGGTTTTATGTATGGATTAGATACTTCGATATGGAAGAGGCTGTGTTCAAGACTCGGGAGTTTTATCCAAGCGACCGTACAGCTCAACCCTTCCGTATCGACCCAGACACCAAGGCCGTAAAGTCTTGGATTAACTGTTCACTGAACTTCATAGACACCGGCAACCCCACGGAGTATTAACTGATGCAAATTGTAAGTGATGCGTATAAAGCGTACATGTCTCAACCAGTACGACCCCCCTTCCATATGGAAATAACGGTGCACACCGACACACCAATCGTGTACACCGACAATGAGATTTTCGAGTTTGAGGAAAAAAAGACAGCACACCCCATTGGCGCAGAGCTTCCGACCATCGAAGTCTCTTTCAAGGTAGACAACATTGCGGGTGACTACAACGCAGACTCTCCGAGTGGCCTTTACGAGCAACTCATCAAAGGCGTGAAGGTTACCTATAGGTATGGACTGGAGATTCCCGATATCATGCCCTACGGTTACCCAGCTGATGTCGGAGAAACAGAGGAGCCTATATATGGGGCAGACCCTCTCAATCCATATGGGTTCAGTCCTTCATCTACCATCGAGTGGATGGATGGTGGAGAGGTGTACACAACCGGAGAGATTTCCTACGACAAGACATCGGCTACCATCGAGGCCGTTGACGCTCTGTCATTCTTGGAAGAGACAGCCGATGTTGCCTATGGAACCATAAACCGCAAACAATGTGCGGAATTTATCATTAATGCCACTGAGTATCCCGAGGACGCACTGGGCGCTAAGAAAATTTCGATTGATAATGTTTTGGAAACATGGAACACCAATATTGTCAGTGATAAGAACGCCAAGCAAGTCTTGCAGAGTCTTGCTCACGCCTCTGGCGTACAGATGTACATAGACAGAAGCGGATATCTACATCTCGACAAGGCACCCATTACCACGGGTACTGTTGACTATCATGTGACTCTCGGTGACCAAGACGAGGAAGGAGAATTCACCAAAGGTAAGACTCCTCGCAAGGTTACTATAAAAATAAACACAAACAACGTCGTTCCAGAGGTATCGGAGACCATCAATGCGAAGGGTGAAGATGTTCTAGTGGAGAACGACTTTGTACAAACCACCCTCCAAGCGGAGGCATTGCTTCCATGGGTCAAGCGATATCTCGGTATGCGTAATACCGCTGAGATTGAATATGCAGGAGACCCCGCACTGGATATCCTCGACATCATATTGCTTGACACTGAGTACAGTGAGAACATTCCGGCTACCATCGTAGAGAGTACCATACGCTTTGACGGTTCCATTACAGGAAGTCTTGTGCTCCGATATGATAGCGCTCTTGCAGACAACACCACTGTCAAGATTACTGGTGCCGAGAACTTTATCTATAGTGGGGAAACCCCGAACCCTGCCAGTGTGACACTGGTGTGTGAAACAGATATGACCTCTCCCTCCTATGAGTGGAGTTACTTCAACGGCTCATCCAGTGGTTGGCAGATTATCAGTGGAGCTACAACGGCAAATCTTACGATTCTTGCCGATAGTCCGTATATTGTTGGGAGCAATCCCACCTCATTCAGGGTGGTTGTGACAGGAGACGAGGGCACCAAGGGGAACACCGTACGCATCCAGCGGGTACAGGAGACCGTGCAACAGGGACACACCTATCTCGGAAAACTCTCGGCTCTTCCTTCGGCATATGATGTAGGGGATTATTTTCTTGTATCAACAGCATTTAGTGAATATGGACTCGGCGATGTGGTACAGTGGGACGGAGACAGTTGGGAAGTTACAACCAATCCCACGTTGATTGTTGCGGTTTATCAAGATGCACTAACACTGAGTCTGCCACTGGAAAACACGTCAGCGGTAAACCAATACATACGCTCAATTCAGACCAAGCAGATATTACTCTCAACCGATACACCTATCATGTTCTTCTATGAAGATGATACGCCATATGACGGTGGACAAGTTGCCACTATCACGGCTACTCGTAGGAATGTCATTGCTGGCATCAACTGGTACATCAACGGGAACTTGGTTCCAGATTATGACGAAGATACGATTATGGTATATGATACTGACATGAGCGATAATGAGATTACAGTAACAGCAGTATCGGTAGAGTATGCCAACGTGAACGCTGTTATAAAGATTGCCAAGAAGAAAGATAGAAAACTTGACGCAAGTAATCTTGGTCTCATCACTAACGGCGACCCCACCCCCACAGTAGGTAAGGATGGAGCACCTCTCGTTGCTGGGGATTACTTCATGTGGGGAAACCCGACCACGAGCACTCCCGATGAACGCAAGAAAGGTGCTGTCTATATTTATCAGACCGATGGTACATGGCTCGAAGATACTGAAGGTACAAAAACCATGTCCATGTTTGCACAGTTTGCCGACATTGCTAACGACGTTGAGTCCAGTGTTATGGGCAATGCTATCATCAAAAACCTCGTAGCAATCAAGGCTTTTATTGAGGAACTCGGAACCAAGGAAATCGCCGTCAAGGAGGATGGCTCGGTAGGCTCTGAGGACTTTGCAGAAGATGAGGCGGGTATTCCTACCTCCGGCTACAAGCTCGACAACCCTCTCACCCCATCGGGGAGAAGGGGCCGCGTTCGTGCTCATGGCGGCATATTCAACAACACTACTATTTATGGTTCCATAATTCATGATGCACTTGTAACCCGCAAATCAGCCCCCACTACTCCAGTAACCTTCCCATCCAAGACTGCTTGGAACCGCAAGGACTTCTGGAACGCTCTTTCGGTTACGGAAAACTCTGCCGATATGATTGCAACGGATTTGAATGTCGCTGGTACTGCGTATTCATATCTCAGAAAGATTACTTCTGCAACATTCGAGAAGCAGATAATATCTTATCAAGAATACCCTGCTGTAGATTTTGATGTCAGCGAATATTACACTTCTCCAGCAAAGGGTAGTGTGAGAATAAATTGCTATGGTACAGATGGGTCATATACCTATCCGTCGTACGACCTAGTGTGGGTTCCTTATTATTACCCAGACCCACGTGCGCCCGGGCAGTTTGAAAATCAATTGGTACAAAAAACAGCATATGCAAGCGCAGATGTAATGATTTATATTAATGGTGTTCATGTTGCTACGAGTAGCGCAAATACACAGAAAGAGTTTATATTTTCCATCACCAAAGGGTCTACAATCAGAATAAGAAGATTGTATTCTCCTGATGTCGGGTTTGTGGGGAATTTATACACTCGATACGGCATCGACTGGCGCGGCATCCAAAACAGCCTCCAAGTCTCCAACGAAACCACCTCATGGGACACCATCGAAGACATGGCGTCAGACTACCTTGTACGTGGACGTTGGCAATGCTCGAACCCGATAACCTTTGACTCAAATACCGTTCTTACCCACGCACTTGCGAACGCTTTCATAGCCGGATTCTCAGACCTCCCCGAAGGGATGGAAATCGAAACAGATAGCGCCACGAGTGCTGTCACCTATGGTGCTTTGACCGACCAGCCTATCAACTCTGTTATCAACTACGGATCAAGCATCAGACTCAACTACACAGGAGGGTATATAACCTTTGTTGCTGGTTCAAATGCAGACGGCTCATTCACTGGCTGGTATAACGCAACAGCAAGTGTCAGTGTTCTTTCTAAAGAAGGTATTGTTACCTCAAACATCATTCCTAAAGACGCCACTCGGGAAATCGGCGAGTTCGATAATCCATACAAGAAGGGGTTCTTTGAACAGGTGGCCACCGGCTTGGTGGACGCAGATGCCGTGAATACGGGTGGCATAACTGCCGGTGACGGTTGTATAGAGATATCTGCCCCCACGCCATATATAGATTTTCATTTCGATCGATCCGCTTCCGACTATACCAGCCGGATAATAGAGAGTGCTTCGGGTCTTCTTACAATACCAGCATCTTTGTCGGTGGGCAATGCGTTGTATTATAAACCTACTACACAGTTCGAAAGTGATACATTAAGTAGTGGTTATATATCGAAAACCATATCTGCAATGGCGGTAGGTGAACATAAATTGTTCAAATGGAAACATCGTAATACGGCCTCATATTCTAATACCGCGGCAATCGTGTTTCCCTCTGGAGGAAATTACTTGATCACATTTAGGTATTTCACGAGCCGTACTGATGTCCCTCCTACGATTGTACCCGGAACACCTTATACACAGCGTGGGCCATTTGTGGATGTAATAGCGGGGGGAGCATCAGTATCCGTACAGGTGGATGATAAAGAATCTAATAATCGCATATTCTTTTATGTGGATTTATGGAGGTTGTCATGATGTTTGGATATGTAAGAAAACGGGGTGAGGGCGATTACATAATTGGACTCAATGCAGACGGATCTGGTGTTGGATATAACGTGGTATCGAGGCACATCGATCCATACAATGTATATGACATTGACGAATTGGAACAGTACCTGCGAGATAACCCGGAGATGCTTCTTGACTTTGAGGCAATCGAGGCAGAGGACGCACACAAGACTGAAATAGCCTCTCTGAAAGCCTACCTGTCGTCAACCGATTACATCTACCCGAAGTGCTTAGAATTGGGGCTTGATGTGAATATGGAGTACGCAGACACGGTAGCCCAACGCATAGCGGCACGAGCACGGATACAGGAACTGGAGACATAACAAGCAAGAGACTTTGACACAATCCGATAATGTGTTATAATATACTAGGAACAAAAGGGGAGACATCGTGAGATATAAATATTCACAAAACCTTACCGAAGCGTCAGAAATGACGTTTGCAGAGAATGAGTACCAAGGTATTGAACAGAATGGTACTATGAAACGTATTCCTACCACTAAGGTCAAGCAGGGTGTGCATAATGCCACTCACGACCATGTTGACTTTGCTACAAATCCTCTTGCCGACACCAACACGATAGGACGACTCATCTGGAACGATGAGGCAAAAACCCTCTCTATCGTTCGTGATAACACAGGTGGTACGAAAGTATCTGTTGAGATTGGGGATGAGATACAGGTGCGTGTCAAGAACACCACAGGTGCCACCATCCTCAACGGTCAACCTGTCTACACTACCAGTGCCTTAGGCAACACTCCACTCATCGCTCTTGCAGACGGTGATGACCCTGCAAAGAATCGTGTGACAGGTCTGATGACAGCTGATATTGCCAACAACGGTACGAGTTATCTGACCACGGTAGGATTGGTACGTAATGTGCCGATTGCTAATATCATCGACCCTGCTGATGTGTCATGGACAGTCGGCACTTATCTGTATCTGTCTACTGATACAGGAAAATTAACCAAAAACCGCCCCTCGGTAGACACAGCTGTGCGAGTGGGTATCATCACCGACATCTCTGGTGGTAACTGTACTATTCTCGTATATCTTCGTGATGACTATGCTAAGATTTTTGACGACATTGATAATGCCATTAATGCACTCAAAGGCGTAGGTTACACTGAAGGCAGTCTCAAGACACATGAGGACAGGCTCGACACCTTGGAAGGTGCTGACACCGTCTCTGGTAGCGTAGCCAAGACAGTCAAAGATGCTGTTACACCAATTGATACGAGGGTGACGTATCTTGAATCTGTGAGAGGCCATCTCTACGGCGTTC